ATACATATCTTGTGCGGTCTTAATCTCAGGCAGTACAAGTTTTTCGTCTACGTTAGCGTGTAAGCCAGACCTGTCTTTAATATTCTGTACGCTTATGAATAATGTGTTTAAGCTCATTTCTTATTTTTTTCTCGTTACTATCATTGACTTCCACTCGTGTCTGCAACTTGGTGAGTGCGTATTAGTTCCTGGTAATGTATACCAACCGCCACCACGTTCAAAAACATCGTACCCAAGCCTTGCGCTCATTTGCTGAATTTCAGACATACTATAAACCTTCTTTGCACCTACTAAGTATCTACAAAATGGTCTACTTGTTTTTATGTCTATATTGCTAAAACCTGACTTCCATTTGTACGCATAACGTATTAAAATCTCGGTTGTTTCAGGCTTCATAGCTTCTACAATCTCGCTTAAAGGTCTTGTTAATGTTCTTTCAATTTGAATGTTTTGGTCAATGCCTTTACCTATCTTAACCTCGGTAGCTTTAATAAAACCCTTTTCAACCAAGGTATTAATAACACGCTTTACTGCACCTACATCTTCTTTAAGTGTTTCTGCAATAACTTCAGGTGTAATGTACTTTTGCTTACTAATTAAATCTAAGATATTACTTTGTAATTGCGTTACATCTGCAAACGCTTGAAATTGGTTATCTTCAAACTTTCTACGCTCACTCCATACGTTGTAGTTATCTTCGTCATCGCCAAACTCATAGAAAATTTTAAAATCTTCTTCGCTAAATTCAAGTTCTTCAGTTCCTAACCAAGTAGCTACTTCGTCATCGCTTAAAGCATATCCACCTTTTAACATAGAACTTGCTTGTTCCCTTGTTATCTTGCCCTTATTAAAATCACGAATGATGCGCTGCATATTCTGCCACTCACGACCTTTTAAACCTTTAATATGCTCGTTTACACTTAAAGGACTTGCTGCCATTGGCTGCTCGGTTTCAATAGGCAATCCGTATTTAGTAGGGTCAATACCAAGCTTCTCTAATATCCATTCTTTAGGTGCTACTTCCTTAATTACGCTTTCGCTAAAGTCAATTCCGATTGGGTCTACAGGCTGAAGCTTTAACTCCTCGGTTACTCCTGCATATTGTCCAAGCATATTAAATACGCCTTCAATTTGCATTTGCTTGTAGTGAACGTATGTGTTACGGAATATCTCGTAGCTATCACGCATTTGTTGTCTGCTTCCTAATTGACCAGGAGTAGCAATACCGAATAAGTCAGGACTTGTAATTTGGTGTCCGCTAAAAATGTTAGTTTGTATTAACTCGTCTACACGGCTAAAATCTTCTTTAGTTAAATCACTTGCACCTAAATCGTCTACAATAGGCTTACGAGCTGCATCGTTTACAAAAGCAAGTAAATACTTTTTGCCGTCTGCACCCGTGTACATATTGTCGAACTGCTTACTAACAAGACGTTTCTCTTCAGGGCTTGGTTCGCCGTTTGGTAAAGTAATAAGCTTACTTGCACTAAACCCTGTTTGAGCATTTCCTAAAACGTGCTTACTCACTTCTACATCACTTTCGATGTAGTTAAGTGCGCCAAAATAACCAGGAAGGCTATAAACGTTCATTCCTGGGCGATACTCCTTAACGTAAAGTATCTGCACACCTTGTGGGTTAGCAGGGTTAAACGCATTGTAAACTTCGGCTTTTTCTTGGTTGCGTGTTAGCTTCCAATCTTCTTTATACCAAAACTGCGTATTGTCTTTATTAGTTCTAATCTTTGTATAATCACAATGCCACAACTCAGCTACCTGACCGCCCATAACACTCCAAATAACTTGGATATAAGCACCACCAAATAGTTCTAAATCTAAAGCAACCTTTTTAGTTAGGTCGTTAAGGGTTTCATCTCTATTAACCTTCTTAACCATATCTTGCTCGCCTGCCCAACCATTACCGACAATGTAGTTTACCTTGCCTCTAATGATAGCATTGTGCTTTGCAGATTTGTTAAATAGGTCTAATAGGTATTGCGGATAGTCATTGTTTTGACCATACTGCATATACCCTTCGCCTTTTTTCTCTTTATATTCCGGTTGCTTTGCTTCCGCAAATGTCAATACTTGTATTTCCATTATTGTCTAATTGTGAATGTGCTTGTTGTTTCGTATTCGTTGTATGATATAGTAGTTCCTGAAAGCTCCATAATGCCACTTTCTAGCAGGTTTAAGCCTGTTTGGTTTTTATTGGTAGAACTTGCTTGTTCGTAAACAGAGTACGAATATTGCCCGTTTAAAGAGCAATCAAAGTAGTCATTTACTACAATGCTAAACTCATTGAACCTTTCCTTATATCCGCTTATATCCGTATTGTTTAATTTAATAAACTTTATCTCGGTGTTAGTGCTTCTATTCTCAAAAACAAACAAATAGTTTGGGTTTGTAAGAAGTTGCTTTTCAGTCAAAGTAAGTATAATATTTTGGGTTTGACCCTTAGTTAATCTTATCACAACTATAAATATAAAGTATTGCGATTGTTTGCAAAATAAAAAACCCCCGCCAAATTAATGACGAGGGCATCTATATACAAAACCAAAACAACCTAAGAACCTGCGGTGGTTAATTGACCTGCCACAGTTGAGTTTACTTCTGGAGCAAGGGCAGCTTCCGCACCCGTGAAGGTTAGAGTGTAACCACTTCTATCGCCTTCTGCCGTACCTGTACCTGCGCTACCGCCTGTAAGGTCTAAGCCTCTTGTTTTTCCTAAATACCAATATTTGTTATTGTTATCTTTGGCAACTGCTACTAAAGTGTTTTGAGCCAACAACAAGATTTCGTTTCTTGTGTTCGCTTGTAATTTGTTTAATACTATGGTTAATTCTGGAGCATAAAAGATAGTTCCATTTTGTACGTTTGCATTAACATTCTCAACTAATTGAGAAGTGCCTTTTACAAGTTCGTACTTATAGAACCTCTTGCCAGATGCTTTTACTAAAGCGGTAATTACACCACTTGCTTCTGTTGTAGAAGTAACATCTGCTGCTGCTATGAAATAAACCTCAGTAATACCACCTAAACTGTCTTTACAATCTAAGGTATAATTTTGAGTTAAAGCGCAAGGCATATTGTTTGAATTAAATTAGTTTGAAAAAATGGGTAGGTGTATTTCAACCTACCCTATAAATTATGCAAGAACGAAAGCAGCAACTTCGTCAGGGAACGCAATGTTTACGCCCATCTTGAATTCTGCTACGAAACGTACTTGGTCAGCTTCCTTAGCATAGAAAATCTCAAACTTCTCTTCCTCGTTCAATAAGTCAGTACCTAAGAACAAGTTGCTTAAACGCATAGCGTAAACCTTGTTAGTTCCGTTAAGACCTGCAACTGCTACAACTTTAATTGTAGTACCAGGAAGTACGAATTCGCTATCAGCTTTAACATCAATTTGGTAATTGAAAGAACCGCTATTTTTAAGAGCAATAGTGTAAGTACGGAATAAATCTTGACCGCAGAAGATAGTCATATCGTCAGCAGCTACAACTTTTGCAGGGATTGCACGATAAACACCATCAAAGATAGAGATTACGTTAGCAGCAGTGATTGAAGATAAAGGAGCACCTGAAATAAAGGTAGAAGCGTTTGCAGCAACAACACCTGAAGCAGCACTAATTAACTTAACAAGACCATCGAACTTGTTTAAGTTTACGTTCACACTTGAAGTGTCGCCTTGCCATAAAGCAGTTTCTAATTGTGCAGCGATAGTTTTAGCTTTCTTATCAGCAAATTCTTGCTCAAAAGGAATGCTATCGTACATAGAACCAGTAGGTAAAGCTTTTTGTAAATACTTAGCTTCAAGGTCTTTAGGACATAAAGCTTCGTTTACTTTAATTTTACCAGGAGTTACAGTACGTTGAGTAAAGGTTGTAGAACCTGAAGCGTTAAAGCCACAAGTACCACCTGCTTGGAAAATAGCATCAGTTTCCATGATGTTAATTTTCTCAGAACTTTTAACTCCAACCATAATTTGGCCAGCGCTCTTAATAAGAGACGCAGTTTTTGCACCCAATACAGACGAAGTTACTAATAATGCTTCGTTTTCTTTTGTATAGTTTGCTAATGCAGATACATCAAATCCCATTTTATTTTATTTTTATTTGTTTAATAAAGCGTTTCTATATTTTTCAATTCTATCGTACTTCATATCTTTTGTAGTTACGTTAGAACCGAATGTTTGTTTCGGTTGCGCAATAGGTTCAGCGTTAGGTGTCTTTGTAAGTGCTTCTATAAGTTCAGCTACTTGACTAAAGCCATTCTTAACTTTTTCCTCTAATTGTGCTACTTGTGTTTTAAGATTTTCATTTTCAGAAACTAAAGCAGCGATTTCGTCTGCCATTTTCTCATCCATCTTTTTACCCATTTCAGCAGGAGTTTCGTCAGCGATTTCCGCTTCTGCTTCTGGAGTTTCGATAGACAAGATTTTTGCAGCTTCGTCTAATACGATTTTAGTTCCGTCTGCTAATTGGTGTTCGCCCATTGGAGCAGGAGTTCCGTCTGCCAATGTAACTTCGCCACCGATAGCAAGTTCGCTAATCATAACCTTAGTTCCGTCTAAAAGGCTATATTCAGCAAATGTAACAGGCAATTCTTCTACAACAGGCTCAGGAGCAGGAGCTGCTACCTGTGGCATATCTTCGAACAAAGCCCTAATTTGCATAATTGCTTCTTTTGCGTTCATAATACTTTTTTCTTTAAATATATAGACAATAATATGTTTATCATTTAAATTTACCATTCATCATTCATATTTACCGCTTATCATAATTATAGAAAAAACTTTACCCTTTTTATTGTGGATTGTGAAAAGTTTGTATATTTGATATATCAATTAACCACTTAAACGAAACACTATGAAAAATTTGATTGAAAAGTATGAAAGTTTGGGATTTGTTCTCACTCTTAAAAATGAACCAATGATTATTGGTTGTTGTATGAAAAAAGCAAGTAAGGCTCGTTTCCCAAAAGCTTTATTTAATTACAGATTCAGAAGCGTTGAACGTATGATTGAATTTTGTAATGAATGGATTGAAAAGGTTGAAAAAAACATTAAAGCTGAAAATGAGAGAAAGGCTCTTAAAAAAGAGGCTCAAAAAAATATGAGTCATAACTTTGAGGTTGGTTCAATATTCTACAATAGTTGGGGATATGAACAGACAAACATTAGCTTCTACCAAGTTGTTGAAGTCAAATCAAAATCGATAATGATTCAAAAAATAGCTAAAAGTTTTGTCGAAGGAAGCGAAGGTTTTATGTGTGCGAATGTTAAGCCAGTTGAAAATGCTTTTATTGGAGAGCCGATTTTAAAGAAAGTTATTCTTTCAGTCGGATATAACGGGAACATCGGTTATCATATCAAAGCAGAACACGGTTGCTTTGTTGAGTACAAAAATCAAGAATCTGGAGTTTATTCAAGTTGGTACGCTTAAAATATGGAAACACTAAGATATAAATCACTTGCCCTTGCTGCTGAATACCATAAGTATAAGCAGTATGGGTCTAAGCCTTACATTTATCATTTATTAGATGTTTGGTTTGAAGCAGAAAGATTTTGTAAACAAAACAATATAACAGGTAATAAATATGATGAAATCCTTTCTGTATGCGCTTTACACGATATATTAGAAGATACTAATATAGACGAAAATAAAATAAAAGAAATAAGTATTATAGTTTATAATAATGTAAAATTATTAACTAAAAGAAATCCAATAGGTAATTATTACGAAGAAATATCTAAAAGCAAAATAGCTTCAATAGTAAAGATATGTGATAGGATATGCAATGTTAGAGAATCTATAAGAAATAGGAATTACCATAAATTAAAAAAGTATATAAATGAATCTGAACAATTCAAAATTATATACTTTAAATTTAATAAGCCTTTATCAAATAGGCTTAAGTTATTTTACTTAAAAGGAATATTAATTAATATTTTTCGTATTCCGATTTAGTAATTACTTTACCTTCTAAAAACGCTTGAGTTAATGGCTCAGAACCAATCTCTATTGTATATGGTTTGCCATTCTTTTGTTTAGCTTCATATCCACCATTAGGAATACTTTTAAAAGCTATCTCATCAAAAGAATTGATAAAATAAACTTCATTACCTGAGGATAAAAGATTTAAAAATTCCGTATGTTTCATAATCAAATATACTTATTATTTTTTAATTATCCTCTAAAATTTTTATAATATTCTTTGGATTTATTTGCGATTTCAGACATTTTAGCTGCATCTTTTTTAGGGTCTAATAACCTATACTCTTCATATAACTTATGCCCTAATCCACCTGGTTTTCCTGTTTCTTTAGCTATTTGACTGTATTTACTGTCCCCTAAAATTGCCCTTGCAGAAGATTCATTTTCTTTTGCGTAAATCATTTTTGCGCTATTTACTTGCACTTCTCCAATTAACCCATTACTCATTTTAACATTTGCAATAGTTCCACTATATCCTAAAGGGTCGGATTCGTGATTTTGTACTTTAACTCTTAAAGTATTTGGGTTATCAGTCAAATCCTTAACGGCTGATTTTAAACCTTGTTCATTGTCTATTATTACAGTATTTCTAACAGAGTCCTTTAATTCATTTATATTACCGCCATAGTCATTATTAACCTTTCTGGTAATAGATTCCTCTGATTTATAGTTTAAAGGTGTAACAACTCCACCATATTTTGAAGCTAAATCTTTTCCTAATTTATCTATTTCTCCCCCAGATTGCTTTGCTTTTTCAATTACATTATCTACATCTTCCTTTTGTACATTTATTTTTGAACTGGGAGCGCTTACAGTTGTTTCTTTGTCTCCGCCACCTTCTGGTCTTCTACCGCTTCCTGGTCCACCAAAATTAACTTGCTCAAGTATTCTATATACTTGATTCATTAACTCTTGTTCTTTACTTGGCTTTGTCTTGTAGGTAAACAAACCCTCTACGCTAAAGCCTTTAAATTTACCATCCTTAACATCGTTCCACACGCCTTCATTGTCTACCTTGAACGAACCAAACCAAGACCCGTCAGGTGCATCTTCAAAACCCTTCATTGGTTGTATGCCACGGCTTGCATCGGTAATAAAGCTTTCAAACATAGTAACTCCTTCTACTTGTTGGTCAGGAGAGTGCATCAAGTTTACGTTTGACTGATAGCCTCTTTTGAAAAACTTTTGCGCAATCTTAAAAATAGTATCTTTACTAAAGACCACATAATAATCGCCGTAAGTAGCATCACTGCGAAAAATAGGTACATCAGCAAGCATAAGAGGTCCAGAAATAATACGCTTATCTTCGCTAACCACTTCAAAGCGTTGTTGGTTTTTAAAGGCATTCCAATTCTTTTGAATAGCAGGTCTGTCTACGAGTGCCACATAATCCACCTCGGCATCGTCATTCATATCCTCGCTAATGTCTAATAAATAAACAGGTAAGTCCATATTCGTAAATATTAAGTATTTTAAATTGTTATCATTTAACCGAACCTTGCTCTTTGCTGAATAGCTGCAATTCTTTGTTGGTTACTTGTTACATCGCTCTCTACAACGTAGCTTCTAATGGCTTGATTGCCTATTGCGTTGATTGTTTGGTTGCTTAGGTTTGTAGTAGCTGCTTGTGGTTGAGGTGGTGTTATTGGCGCACCTGCTGATATGCTTGGCGCAGTTGCTCCACCGCCTACGCTACCAGTTCCCTTTGCAGAAGGTATGTTAGTGCTGATAATCTTCTTAACGTTTACCAATCCTGCTGCAACTGTGGCTGCTGCTGCAATAGCTCCGAATGGTGGGGGATAAGCACCTAAAGCTTTGGTAGCACCTTCGTAAGTAGACATAACCGCTTTGGCTACTGCGATAGCTTTACCTGCAACGCTATTTTGGTCTATAAGTCCTGCAACTGCATCAAGGGCTGCCATTGCTCCTTGCTTTTGCAATTCAAGTTCCTTTAGTTTATCATCAGTTTTTTGCTTATCAATTTGCTTTTCTGTATTTGCTGCATTTTGTTGCGTTTGAATAGCCTGTAAAGTAAAGTTAGTTGTGGTAGACATAACCTTCATTTGACCTGCTATCCTTTCATTATCTACCGCTTCTTGTTCTTTTTTAGCTTTATCCTTTGCATCTTTTTCGTCTTGTGCAACTTGCTTTTGGCTTACTAAGTTGTCTTGTTGTAATAGCTTCCTTCTATCTTGTTGGTTCTTTAATAACTCCTGAGAAAATTGTTTATCTTCTGCTAATTTCTTATCGTTTTCTGCTTTACGTTTTGCAGCAGCTTCTTTATTAGCATCATCAGAAGCTTTAGCAGCATCTTTCAATCCGTCATTAATACGCTTTTGTTCCTGGGCATCTAAAACGGCTTGTTCGGTTTTTAAACCTCTAAACTTCTTAAGTTCCTCATCAGTTAGCCCTTCTTTAGTTTTTAGCTTTGCCCTTAAAAAGTTAAGTTCTGCTTCTCCTTGTTGTTTAGATAATTCGTATATCTCCTTCTCCTTTCCACCTTGTGCAGTAAGCACTTTAATTCTTGCCTCGATACCTTCATTACCTCGCTTAGTTGTTTTCTCTAAAGAAGCTAAAGCACGTTCTGCTTGTGAGGTTACACCTACGAAATCAGTAACTTTTGTAATGATGCTACTAAAGAACGTTCCAACTTGTGCAAGTCCTGGAACTAAACTTAGTACCGCCTTCTTTACTTTGTCAAAGTTAGCAGCTACTAAACCAATTCCGATTGCTAAAGCACCAATACCCGTTGCAATTAAAGCACCTCTTAAAGTAGAGAACGCACTAACTACCTGCGTTTTAATAACTGTACCTAATTGCTTAAAACTATCTATGCTTTCCCCTACTGCTTGTAAGCCTTGAGATAAAGCCATAGCAGAATTTACTTTAAGTAAAGTTTTCTGCAAGTCCTCGTTCTCCTTACCAAATAAAGCAGTTGCTCCTTGTAAGGCACTAAAGCCACCGGCTACACCACTAAGCGAAGCAGTTAAGGCTTTAAACTTAGCATCTGGATTGAATGCATCAATTAAACTTTTAGCATCTCCGATTTGGTCTTTAAGTTCGGCTGCCCTCTTTGCTGCGTTTACGGCTTCCTTGCTACTTGCTCCAAACTGCTCGGATAGTTTTGTTACCTCAGCCGTTGCTTCTCTTAGCTGCGCTTTTAACGAGCCTAAAGCTTGGTCTTGGTTACCGCCGACTGTTATATTTATACCTACGTTCTCTTGTGCCATTAGTATGAAGTTTCTATTACTTTAAGGAATGATAGTTTAGTAGTGTTGTATTCCATAGGGTTGTAATTCTCGACCTTGTTAAGCCTAAATAATACCCCATCTATAAATACATACTTACTAAAATCTAAATTGAAAATGTCTATTATATTAAGTAACCCATAGCACGTTAATAGCTTACTATCCTTGCTTGTTATCTCTGCAAGGTAAGGACTATGATAAGCATTAAATACGTTTACCTCTGGGTATCTATTAGGGCTAAATTGTATCTCTTTAGGTGCGCCAAAGTTAATATCGTTTTGTGGGTTAATAGGGTCGTCTAAGTGTCCTGCATAACCATACGAAGTATAGTTCGCTAAGTTATGATTGTCATTCATAATATGCCAAGTGCTAACACCTGTAATCTTCTTTGTTTGCATTATACGAATAATGCTATCCATTTTATCCTCTGCGTTGTTGCTATTTGATTTCTTATAGATAGCAGGGAATACTTTGTCTTGCCCTGTTGCCTGATAAAGTACAGAAGCAGCGAATATAACTTCTAAGGTGTCGGTTTCTTTTACAAAGTCAAACTCGGTATCGTAAATAAAATCTCCATAACCTTCGGTGTACTTCTTACGATAGTTTTCGTTATAGAAGTCATTGTCTTGCTTAAACTTGTAGTTATAGTAACGAGCATTAACCTCACTCATTGGCTTAATGCTTAAAGGTTTGGCTCTATCTATTTTGTTAGTCCAATCTTCTGCATTAGCCGATACTTCAGGATAAAAATCCACATACGGACTAATAACCAGTTCCTTGTCGTTAAACTTATTCTCATACACATAAAGGTTAAACATTTTAACAATGCTTAAAAAGAAATCACTTTGAAATATACCTCTTGGGATAGTTTCATTTATCTTAATTGTTTCTCCTAAGTTAATTTGTACTTGTGTAGGTGTGCTTGTAGTTACAACTAATTCTCCTAATGTAATATCAAGTATAATTCCGTTACCTAATATTTGAACCTGCATTGTATTGGTATTAGCAAACGTTATATTATTAACTGTAAAATTGCAGTTCATAAACGTGCTAACACTTGCATCGAAGTCCTGTCTGCCTATTTCTGTTCCGTTCTTTTTAAGTATAACAGAATAGTTTGGCAAACTTGGGTTAAAAAATGTTACGTTACCCCTTAATAAAATATTTATATCTGTTGTAATATTTACACCACTTGTGTATGTAAACAACTGACCTAAGCCGTCAAGTGTAAAACTACCTGCCGTAATTAAAGTATATTCTACAATATCACTTAAATTAGTGTTTATAGTTATTAACTTAGCTGCTGCGCTAAGGCTTGTATTATTTAAAGCCGTAATTCTTGTTTGATTGTTAGGTATAATCAACCTATTAAATAAAGCCGTATTAAAGAACGGGCAACTAAAAGTATAATCTGTACCTGCAAATATCTTTTGTAAATATTCCTTAACATACAAAGCAGGTCTAAAAGTTGTGTATTGAAAGTCCTTTTTAGCTACTCCGTGACCACCGCCACCATTACCAATACTAACACCACCATAATCAATAAGCGGATAGTAATAACCTGAACCGCCTGCGTTATCCCAACTATTGCTAATATTAGCTACGCTATAAGTATGGTTGTAAGCACTAAAATCTAAATCTTCCAAACGCTTATTTCCTAACTGATTAATAAACCCACCTAACTCCCCCACAACACAACACTGGTACTCGATAGTTTCTTTGTCTATTACTATTTCCAATATTCGTAAAGTGCCTTTAAATATCTGCACTTTTTCAATAAAGATTTTGCAGTTAGCTTGTTTAGTTACGTTGTAATTATATCCTACGTTTGGTAGTAAATTATCGGTAAAGTTTGCGTTGTTAAGTTCGAAGATGTAACCAAAAATTGCGTTGTTAAGACCCGTTCCTGGTATGCTTATTGTTTTGCTAAAAGCAGTATTGCGACTACCGAACTCACTTACATCGTCAATTGCATAAGTAAACTCGGTAGATATATCTTGCAATAAATCAATCCTTCTGTCTTCTATATAAATTTCTGTACTTATCATTATCTGAATTGGCTTGTTAAATATCTTCCTACTTCTATTTCAATCTCAAAGTTAAATAGTTTGTCTGCGCTTTCTATCTTATACTCGTAGTTTGTTTGGCTTATGGTAATAGGGAAATAAGCACCAAGAACCTCCATATATACAATAGGGCTTGATACAAGCTGAGCCAACCAAGCATAATCCTGCTCAGTAACCCAATCAGAAGTAAGCCTATATTTATCTTTATGCTGAATAGCATAGTTGAAAGTTGTTTCGTTAAATTTGTTATATACATCTGAGTTTTTCATTTGACCACCTACAAGCTGCCAATCATTGCGCCTGTATGATGTCCTTTCAAATTCGCTTGACCTTTTATTAACTAAAGTAAAGCTCTTTGTTTCCCAACCGCCTAATCTATTTAGGAACTCTAAGTTATATTGTTGGAACTTAGGATAGCACTTTTGTCTTAGTTTGATAACTCTTGATTGAGTAGCACCACGCTTTAAGTAAAAGTTATATCCGTAAGTGCTTGCGTTAATAATAGTAGAGCCTGCAAAAGTATTTATGTGCGATGCCTCTAAGTTAAATAAGTTGAATTGACCGCTTAACGTAATGTTGCCAGATACAGTGCTTGTTACGGCTTCGCTTTCGTTTACTACTTCTACAAAGGCTGAGTATGTACCCGCAGTAATTTTAAGGTAAGAAGCGTAAAAGTTATCTCCGTATTCAATAGCTATGTTGTCTAAATCTCTTTCGGTTAAAAAGTTATCCTTAAAGTTTTCTAATTGTAAACTGCTATAATAGGTAGCTAAATCCAAATAGGTCTGGCTTTCCATAAAGAACACATCAGCAAACAATGGGGGCACAAAGTTATAGG